ACCCACAGCCGGACACGGAGCTTGCGAGCGTCCCGAAGGTCTTCAGGAGGAAGTACCTCAACCCGCTGACCGGCAAGTGGGAGTTCCACCCGTGGCCCGGTCACTATCGGACCGAGTACACCTTCACTCTCTGGTCGCAGAACAAGATGACCGAGGCGTTCCTGCTCGAATGGTTCTACGCACAGATTGGAAAGGTCGGCGCGGCTGACAACGAGACCTTCATCGCGGTCAATCACGACGAGCCGTGGGGGACCCTCAAGCAGAGCTTCAAGCTGTCGGGAAGTTCCGATCTCTCCGAGCTTGAGAGCGCAGACAACCCACGCTGGCTCAGGCACGAGTTGTCCTTCTCGCTCCGGACATGGATCATGCGTCTCTCGGCGGTGAGCTACGATTACCACGACCGGCAGGGCCTCGACGTGGATCAGATCGGGCCGGAAGGTCCGTACGGCAACTGCACCGACGAGGGCACGCCGCTGGATGTCGCCAACACCGGCATTCAGACCCTCAACCTGTTCGAGTTCTCGTTGCCTCCGAACCGGGTCCCGACGCTCTGGCCGAAGACGGGCAACGCCACCGTGGCGATGGGTGACGAGTCTCCGGGAGGGACTTACAAGACGCGGTTCCACCCCACGCTGCGGATCGGCGTCGAGGAGCCAACGGATACCGTCTCGCTCCTCGAACGGCTGTACGTGAAGGACGACGACGACCTCGGGATCGTGGGTTTCTCCTTCGCTTACAAGGCCACCCTGCCGGTCGAATTCGAGGTCCACACCAAGGACTACACGGCCGATCAGGAGTTCAGCGCTTTCAGCCTCGTGCTCCCGGCCGCGAGCCGGTGGAAGAAGGTCCACCGTTTCACGGTCGTGAACAAGGACTCCTTCATCGCGAAAATAGCCGGAATCATGGGCCAGAACCCGCAGGAAGCCCGTCTGTCCGATCTCGATTTCAGGGTCATTTCCTCGTTGACAAAGGTCCCCCCTACGGGTAACATTGATCTCGGCACGGAGATAAAATACTTCTGGAATGGTCTTGAAAAAGCCCCATATCTTGGTATCATTGTCGTCGCGGCAACTACCGGGGGCAATAACGAGGTCGTCCTTGAGGATGATGACGTGAATCCAGACACCTCGCGATCACAGATCGTCGACGCGGCTGTCAACGTCGGTGCCGTTCTTCTGTCCCAACCCAAGCATAGTTCACTGGCCCTTCGCGTCCCCAAGGACGTGACGGTCAGCAGTGTGTACGTCCAGAGGTTCCTTCCGGCGTACAATGGAGACGAGCTTGACTGACCTTGCTGTCAGGAGGGTAAAGCCGTGTCGAACGTGATGATTGCAAACAAGCTCCCGCAGGCCGTCGAGGTCTCGCTGCAGAGCCCCGGTGGTGGCGTCGAGGGCGTCAAGCTGGAGCCCTACGAGGCTATCCCGAACGACCGCAGGCCGGAGCATGTGGCCGAGTCCAGCGTGACGGGTTACACGCGGGGACTCGCGGAGCGGGGTTACATCCGAATCCGCAAGGGCTAATTCCTCGGTGCTCGCGTGGATGCTTTACTCGCGGGCTGATACGAAGGAGTGACCGTCATGGTGATGGTGAGCGCAGGAATCCAAGTCAACGAGTTGGACTTCTCCGACTACGCAGTGCGTCTCGGGATCACGAGACCAGTGTTCGTCGGCGGGGCTTCCAAGGGTGCACCCAATACGGTCATCGAGGTGAACGACGAGGCGGCCCTCGTCGCGGCCTTCGGACCGCCGCTCCTGACGGATTACGGTCTGCAGGCGGCCGTCCAATACCTCCGGAGGGGCGATCAGCTAAAGTACCTCCGCGTCGGCGACTCCAACATGGAGACGGCGGACCTGCCGATCCCCGGCACGTCCGGAGGGACTCCGGCGGTCGCGGCCACAGGCGCGATCAACTTCACCGCGTCGGCGAACCCGACGGACGGTGAGACGATCACCCTGAACGACGGCGTGACGGCCATCGCTGCCACGGGAGACATCGAGTTCACCGGAGGCACGCAGCCTACGGACGCGGACACGGTGCTCATCGACGATGGCACTGGCGTCGCAGCCGCCGCCAACATCACCTTCACGGTTACGCCCACCACAGGCGACACGGTCACCGTCGACGACGCCGAGGGCAACAGCGAGACGTTCGAGTTCTCCGATGGCGGTGGCGTCACGCCGGGGAACGTCGAGGTGGACAAGTCCACCACCACCGACGCGGGCGCGTCAGAGTTCCGGACTGCGCTCAACGGCACCGGTCTCAACATCACCTGCGGCGCGATCACGGGCGCGGGTCCGTGGGTCGCCCCGCTCACCCACGACGTCGTGGGAACTACCGGAAACTTCGCCACCATCGCCTCGACCGGGACCACTCCCCCGGCCCATCCGTCCGGGCTCTCCGGCGGTGCGGGCGCGGTGAAGTTCGAGTTCGATGACGATGCCAGCACCGAGACGGGCCACGTCGCCGTCACCATCGGGGCCACAACGCCCGATACGCTGGACGACATGGTGGACAAGATCAACGCCGCCACTGCCATAGACGTGAGCGCGGCGGACACCACCGGGGTCGGCGATCCGACGATCACGTGCACGCACGGGACGCCGGGCGCGGCCGGGAACAGCGCCACGATGGCAGCGGCCGGAACAACGCCGCCCACCGTGGCCGCCAACTTCACGGGCGGTGCGGACGGGACCGACTACACCTTCGAGTTCGACGATGACTCCTCGGTCACGCCGGGGAACATCGCCGTCCTGATCGGGGCCACCGCAGCGGCCACGATGGCAAACCTGATCGTCGCTATCAACGCATCCGCCGTTCAGATCGTGGCGATAGACGCCACGGTCACCGTCCCCAACTGCGCCCTGACGAACTCCGTACCGGGCGACGCGGGGAACAAGACGATCACCGAGACGGGCGCGAACATCGGTGTCAGCGGCATGGCCGGAGGCACGGACGCGATCCCCGGCTCGCTCGTCAACGTTATGACTGTCTACGCATCCTCGCCGGGCACGTGGGGCAACGAGGTGCAGGTCCAGTTCAGGGACAGCATCGTCTTCGATGCCCCGGCGGGCAACTTCGACATGCTGGTGTACGCGCCGGACAACCCCGGCGGGACCGCCGTCATCAAGGAGACCTTCCTCAACCTCTCGCTCACGTCCTCGGACGCGCGCTTCATCGAGACGGTCATAGATCAGGGGATTCCGGGCGAGGCCAACCCGTCCGAGTACGTCTCAGTGGATGTGCTCTCGGATGGGACCGTGACGGCCGCGACGTACACCCTCGGGACGGGCGCGGGGACCGTCGGCAACGACGGCGTGGCGAACATCCTTGCCGCCGACTACATCGGCACCGTGACCGGCACGGTTGCCACTGGACTGCAGGCGATCAGGAATCCCGAGACCGTCGAGTTCAACCTCATCGCTGTTCCGGGCGTCACGCACAAGGACGTGATCGACGAGGTCGTGGCCCTCAGTCTCTTCCGGGCGGACTGCCTTGCTCTGCAGGACCCGCCGTTCGGTCTGGACAAGCAGGGCGTGATCGACTGGCACAACGGCGACAACATTGCCGTGCCGAACGCCCCGACGTCGCCCCTCACGAGCAACCGCATGACGATGACCGGGCACGCGTGGGTCAAGAGGTACGATCCGTACAGCGAGACGAGCATCTGGATGCCGCCGTCAGGACAGGTCGCGGCGCAGGCGGCCTACACGGATAGCGTGTCGTACCCGTGGTTCCCCATCGCCGGGCACAACCGAGGCATCCTCGACGCCGACGAGGTCGAGTGGAGCCCGGACTCTGACGACCGTGCGGACCTCGCCTCCGGGCAGAACCGCGTCAACCCCATCGTCGATTTCGTCGGGCAGGGACCCACGCTCTTCGACAACTGGACGCTGCAGAGGACGCCGACGGCGCTCGATCAGGTCCACGTGCGCAGGCTGTTGCTCTACGCCGAGAAGCTCTGCGCCACGGCAGTGAAGTACCTCGTCTTCGAGCCACACGATGCGGTGACTTGGAAGCGTTTCGTGCAGCTTTGCAACCCGATCCTGTCGTCTATCGCGGCAAAGAGGGGCCTTGAGACCTTCAAGGTCATCTGCGACGAGTCCACGAACCCGCCGTCGCAGCGGGCCAACAAGGTCATGAAGGGCAAGCTGCTGATGGTGCCGATCAACGCGGTGCGTGAGTTGGTGATGGACTTCGCCATCTACGCGTCGGGCACCGAGTTCGAGGAGGAGTCGTAACCGAAGAGTTTCAAGCGGACTCTGACAGGAGGATAGGACCATGCCCCTTGCACTGTTGAATGCCGACCATGTCGGCGAGCAGGGCTTCGAGCCGCAGCGCGTCAACAACGCGCTCATGTACATCTCGGGGCTCGGAGGGAGTGAGGACGTTCTCACTCTGTCCCTCAACTCGTTCCCGATCCCCAAGCGGACCATCGGGATACTGGAGGTGGGGTACCTCAACGACAAGAGGAAGTTCGCCGGGAACCCGGTGTACGACGACCTCTCTGTCATCTTCAAGGACTACGTGGACGCCGAGACGGCCCGCCTCCTCTGGAAGTGGAACTATCTCGTCCACAACCCCGAGAACGGGAAGACCGGCCTCGCCCGCTCGTACAAGAAGCAGGGGTGGGTCCATCTCCTGTCGCCCGAGGGGTCCATCGAGCGTATCTACGACCTCGTCGGCATCTGGCCGAGCGGCTTTGATGGCGGCGACGCCGATATGATGGGGGAGGACACCATGAACATCACGGTGACCATCACCATCGACAAGGCGATCCCGAGCACCGGGCTGCGTCCATCGGACGTTGCTTAGAATCGGCCGGTGATACCAACAATTTGTTGGTGTCACTGGAAAGTTGACCTCCTTTCAGCGGAAGGAGCATGTTATGTCTGGCGAGCTAGGTTTCACCACGGCCACGCTGCCGTCGCGTGGCGTCCTCTACAAGGACAAGGACACGGGGGAGGACCTCCTCCCCGGCGGCGAGATTCAGGTTCGTAAGCTGACGGCGAAGGAGGAGAGCATCCTGATGAATCAGGGTGCGCGTGGCGTCGAGCGCATCGCGATTCTCCTCAAGAACTGCACCAAGCTGCCGAGCCCGAAGCTGGCGCACGACGATCTTCTCATCACCGACCGGCTGGCGATCCTCCTTGCCATGCGGACCATCACGTTCGGTCCGCACTACACGTTCACCTTCCGGTGCCAGTTCTGCGGGAACACCGGCAAGGCGAACATCGACATCATCGAGGACCTTGAAGAGCGGACGCCCGAGAAGATTGCCGAGGACCTCCTCCTGAAGGAGAAGATCGCGAGCGTCGACGACTTCGTGCTCGAAGAGCCGTTCGACGTGCCGCTCACTGACTGCGGCAAGGTCGCTTCACTACGGTTCCTCCGGGGGACGGACGAGGCTCGCATCGTAAAGCGCACGAAGCGCATGGCGATGCAGTCGAACGATCCGGCGGACCCGTCGTATCTGTACCGGATCGCCCTCCAGTTCACCGCCATCGACGGTGAGACTCAGAACATAGCCACAACGGAGGCATTCGTTCGGGACCTGACCGCCGGAGACACCGCACGGATCAGGCTGGCTGTCGACGATACGGAACCGGGGATTGACCTCAAGGTCTATCCCACGTGCCCGTCGTGTGGTGGCGAGAACGAGAGGATGATGCCGTTCGACGCGGAGTTTTTTCGGCCGTCCGTACTGTAAGCTGGAAGACCTCCGAGCGTACGAATTCTTCCTCCTGTACTACGGCCACGGGTACACGCAGACTGGCATCGGTGGCATGACGTTCGACGAGCTTAACTGGCACGTCAACAAGCTCGCTGAGCAGTTGAAAGAGGAGAAGCGCGTCCGTGACCAGCAGATGAGGAGGCTGAAGTCACGGGCGGCTGCGAGGAGAAGATAGTTGGCCTTCAGCGACGACGCCATCGGCTTCTATCTCCAGCTTGAGGATCAACTCACGCCTGCGCTCGCGACGGCTGATTCTTCGTACGAAACCTTCGTCAAGTCTCTGGAGCGATACAATCAGCGGGCCTTCAAGTCCGCCAACATGGGGATGTCGGCCGTCACTGATCTTGTGGACAGCTTCGGCGCGGTTCCGAAGGAGGCGGCGAAAGCCTACGACAAGGCGTACTCCGAGATCAAGAAGCGGACCAAGCCCATCACGCAGAGCGTCCGGATCGACTTCAGCCCGAAGACGACGAAGGGGCTGGCGCGGGCCGTCGAGCAGGGTGTCGCCAAGGCGATGCGCAAGGTCCGGATCAGGCTCTCGGCTGCACGGCCGCTGAGTCGGATCACCGGCTTTGACACCACCGAGTCGCTCCGGGCTGCATACAAGGGGATGACTCAGCCGCCGGACATGTTCGGCCGGTTCCAGAATATCCCTCGGTTCGCGGAAGGTGGCGAGGTAACTGGAGGCGGCGGCAAGAAGGACATTGACAACATCCTCGCCATGCTGAAGGAAGGCGAGATTGTCCTACCAGTCGATATCGCCGACGCCCTGAAGGCCGCCACAGGAAAGAAGCGACCCCCCGCTTGGCTCTCGGCCGCGCTCGCTGAGATGCTCAACGATAAGGTCGCCCCGATGATAAACAAGAACACCGACGCGCTGGAGAACGTCAATGATACGGGCGAGGAGACCGTCGGCATCTTCGAGAACCTGATGACCAACATCCTCGGGCAGGCCCGCTTCCTTGCGCTCAACAAGGCACTGGAAACGGTCCAGACGAGCCTTCAGGGTGTGCAGTCCGCAGGCGGTGACGTGGCAGATCAGATGGGAGCTACCACGGAGGCGTCGCAGGGTCTCATCGAGAACATGTTCGACTCGAACCGTATGCTTGGGCTCAGCCGCGAGCAGATGTTTGCACTGACCAGCGATGTTGTGAGGTACGCCGCAGCGGTTAGCGACGGGGCCATAGGTACCGATGAGCTTGGGATGGCGTTCCTTTCGCTGACACAGGCGGGGCTCAGGAATCAGGCGCAGTTGAAGGCGCTCGCCCCGGCCGTCGCGCTTATCGCCAAGACCACCTTCACCGATCCCGACTCAGCCGCCAAGAGCTTGTATAAGCTCACGGATGCCTACGGCCTCAGCAACGACGCGGCAGTCGCGTTGTTCGGGACGTTCCGGAACATCGCCGGGAAGACGGCCATCACCGTCGCCGACCTCAACGAGCAGATGCAGACTCAGATGGAGGACTTGGGTGCATTCTTCGAGATGAAAGGTCTCAAGCCCGAGCAGATAAAGACCTCGCTCGAAGGCATCGCCATGATGACGGCCGCCTTGTCTGACAACTGGCAGGAGTCCGGCTCAGCGATGGCCGCCGTGATGGCGGACGCGCTTGCGGGAAATATCGAGGCACAAAAGTCGCTCGGTTTGATGGGGACTAGCTACGAGAAACTTCAAGCGGCCGTTGTCACGGGTGACCTGAGTCCTGTGCTTGAGCAGATGACCAAGAATTTCGAGGGTGCGGGCGGCGCGGCCGAGAACCTCAAGGACCTCCACGGGAAGCTCGATATCCCGATCACGGTTGAAGAGTTCGGAAAGTTGATTACCAAGGGTGGCGATACCGTCGCGACGCTTCGTGAACTACAAGGCCAGACCGTCCCGACCGGGAAGGGGATGGCGGCGATTGCCGCGCAGGGCGAAGAGATGACTTCGATGTTCGACCGGTGGAAGAATTCCATCTCCCTGTTCTTCTCCAAGGGCTATGGGCTGAAGCTGATCGAGTTCTTCGACGGGTTCAACTTCCAGCTTGCGCACTCAATCGCGTACCTCTTGAAGGATGCAATCGCCTTCACGGTTTGGGGTGGCAAAGCTGTCCTGTCTATTCTCGGGGTGGCTTGGGCGCGCATCTTTCACGCGAAGGCAGCTACGACCGAGGCAGTCGCCGTGGGCGCGTCGGCGACGGCCAGCGCGGCAGCGGCTCCAGCGTCAGTCGGGCTCTCAGCAGGGCTGATGGCGCTCGCTCCGGCGATCCCCGTGATCCTTGGGCTCGCCGCCGCCGTGGTCATGATCGGCGCGGCTCTCTGGCTCGCAACGCCAGCCTTCAAGGTCTTCGCCGACGTAATCAAGACGGGCATGGGTATGTTCATGGACATGTTCGGCATCCTTGTGGAGACTCCACCGACTCAGATACTCGCATCCGTCGGGGCGCTCTATGCGATGGCGGGAGCCTTCCCGTTGCTCGGTCTCGGCATTCTCACCTTCAGCAACGCACTCGGGATGTCCGCTCCGGGCCTACTGATCTTCGCCGGGGCCGTCGCAGTCCTCGGCGGGGCTCTCGGTCCGACAGCGGGACTCCACGACGTCCTGACGCGGCTCATGTCGATCTTCATCTTCGAGCCCGGCATGGCCGACGAGGCGCTCGCTGGAATGGCAGCCGCCGTGAAGTTCGTCGCCGGGTACGTGACGATCATGGGGGCTCTGACGGCGCTTGCCGCCGGGGCGGTCGTGGCAAGCATCACCGGGGCGGTTCTGGAGTTCTTTGGGGTTGGCTCGCCGCTTGAGGCGCTGGTCGCGCGCGGGCGCGGGGTACTCGGGACCCTCAAGCCTCTCATGGCCGAGTTCGCCGAGCTTGGGTTCGGCGCTACCAAGATTGAAGTCAGTCCGGGGACGCTCCAGCAGATCACCGGCCGCCCGATCCTCAATGTCGGGGACATCGAGGAGGCGATCCTCGTCAGGCTGGACCCGGAGTCCACCGATGTGCAGGTCCGCGACGCAGTCCTCGAACAGACCGGAGTGCTACAGCGGTTCCTCGACGAGATTCGTTTCGGTCGCGCGCCCGGAGCCGACAAGGGTAAAGGGACGGCCACGGCTAGTAAGGCCACACGTGAAATAGCCTTTGGGAAAGCCTAATTATGGCTGGTACGAATGACAGCGTGGTCCGGAATCAGCTAACTAGCGATCAGCGCTTCGCTCAGGGACTTGTGCCTCCACTGAGCGACAAGCTCCTCATTCGTATCGACCCTTCGTGGCCGCACTGGCTTCCGTGGCGCAAGGTCGTCAATCCGGCGGGTCGCGCAGGCGTTCCCGACACGCACCTCATCTTCACCTTTGTCGATCTCGAAGATGGCCTGACTGAATCCGCCGCCGTCAACTACGCGGACACGGATGTCGTCGGCCGGGCCGAGGCGTACAAGACCTTCATCTCGACGGGCAACAAGCAGTTCCAGATCAACTTTCAGTTCCGGGCGCAGGGCTTGGAGACGAGTGGCGACGAGATTTCAGAGATTCTTCAGAAGGAGGTTGTCCTCCCGGCTCGGTGGCTCGATGCTCTGAAGTATCCGATAGTCGATCAGGGACTCACGCTTGCACCGCCTCCCTGCATCCTCCAGATCGGTTCGCTTTTCATCGCACGGGTGATCGCCGACGACGTGCAGATACAGTGGCAGCACCCGTTCGATCCTGAGAGCCTCCTACCTCATGGCGCTGAGGTCTCGTGCACCTTCAGCGTCGTGCGCCGCGTGGTCGGCAACTATCCGATGGACGGCCTTTGGGGCGCGCGTCGGACGACGGGAGTGACGTAATGGGTGATGTGATCGGCATCGCGGCAGACAGTCGGTACAAGGACACGCCGCTTTACACGGCTCCCGACGGGCAGCCCGAGTTCGCGCTCATGGAACCCCCCGTCGAGTTCAGCACCGAGCAGTCGAGTTTTCAGGTGCATCGCGTCGCCCGCAACGAGATCGGATTCCTCGATGTGCTGGCGGTCGTTTACTACGGACAGGGGCAGGAACGGCTCTGGTGGGCCATCGCGTTGGCAAACGCGCTGGTGGACCCGGAGAGGGACATGTACGTCGGGCAGGTCCTCGTGATCCCGTCGAGGTCTAGGATCAACAGCTTCATCTCGCGCGCGCGGGAGGTCTGACGTGCCGGATTCATATTCACCACTCCAGATCGAGATCATCTTCGTGACGGACACCCTCAAGGTGCAGATTCCGGCAGAGAACTATTTTCAGTCCTTGTCCATTGAGCAGCGTATGGGTGGCGCGTGGGCGGGGGCGCTAACTCTCTTCGACCCGAACTCGGCGTACCTTGAGGACCTCATCCTTGCAGCGGGGCCGCAGGGGGCGGGTCGTGGTGTTCTTGTCCGTTGGGGTTGGACCCACGACGCGGAGGGAAACTACATCCCGCTCAGCAAGCAGCGGGTCTTTGAGGGCCGGATCGCAACGTACACGTCTGAGTTCGCCGTTGAAGGCTTGACTCTCAAACTTGACATGGTACACGCGGGTATCCTCAACACAATGGTCGATGGCGAAGCCGCGCCGACGCATTCGTGGTCAGGCCAGATGACCGCCAGCGGTATTGTTCGTGATATTGCGGAACAGCAGGGTTGGCAGACATCGGAGAAGGGGTTCTACACCAACAGAAAGACCTTCACGCGTGAGACGGTGGAGGACACGGACGGTCCAATCGGCGAGTCTATCGTGAAGCCCGCTGACATGGATTTCGTGACCTTCATCCGAGAGTTCCTTCTCCCCCGTGCTGTCAACAAGGACAAGACGCACTTCACGTTCGGCTTGGTGCATACGGCCCCCTCGAAGGAGACCACGACGGGTCTGCGAGTCCGGAAGGCGGACTATCCGTCGGTCGTTCACTTCCACTCCCCCGAATTCGACGGCGCGAGTTCTGGCGGTCTCAACAGGGCGAAAGGCGAGACCAAGCGGCAGATCATGGCCGCGAAGAGCTACATCTTTGGTCGGGACAACATGGGCGAGGTCATCAGCTTCAGCCCGAGCGACGATACGCTCCTCGTCGCGTTGCAGGGGCACAGCAACAGCATTTACAAGGGTCTTGACTCCCTCAAGGGCGAGCAGATTATCTTCGAGACGCAGGAGCTTGAGGGCTTCCCCGGTGCGACCAAGGTTGTCACGGTGGACACGGAATACACGACTGAGGTGGGAGGCGAGAGGGTCAGTGCGATCCCGCTCATCGCGCGCACGGGCGAGGACTTGGAGCGGAAGGCCGCTGCGCAATTCTCAAGGGTGGGACAGTCGGGATACACTGCAACGCTGGAGGTCAGAGGCACGCACGATATGCGCGTCTTCGATTACATCGAGGTGATCTACTACCGGCGTGGGGAGACGATGGTTGGGGACGACCAAACGATCCCGACGAGCGACTGGTTCAACGAGAGCACGCCGAAGAAACGGCAAGAGCGGGCGAGGGCGAAGGCGTTCCAGAAGCACTATCTGTCGGGACTCTATCATGTCAGGGACATTTCGCACGAACTGAGTGCTTCGGGGTGGGTTACCACGTGTGAGCTTCAGCGGTCAGGGCACGCGTACGTGGGTCCGGACGCGACGAAGAGGCCAGTTGACATCAGCGTTGAGGCGCAGTCTGTCGAAGGTCAGCGTCGTGAGGACATGATCCCTGCGGAGGTGCGGCGTGGGTGATTACAAGAACCTGCCCGGTGTCTACCGTGCCATCATTGCGTGTGTCGAGGACCCCGAGGAGCGGGGCCGCTATCAGGTCCGTATCCCACTCTTCCACGACGAGGATGTCCCCATCGAACATCTCCCGTGGGCCGAGCAGGTCGTCTTCGCTGGCAAGGGCTTCGGCGACGTACCGAATTACGACGTCGGGGACCTCGTGCTCATCGCCTTCGAGGGTGGCAATTACGAGTACCCCTTCATCATGGGCGGCTGGCTCAGTCAGTCTCAGGGCATCCCCGATCTTCCGCCCGAGCAGCGGGAAGACTACGAGGAGACGCGCAAGCGCTGGATGAGGATGGACCGCGCGGGCAACCTCATCGAGATGTCCGAGGTGGACGACGAGCTTCTCATCCGGATCAAATCCGGGGACGCGGAGGTCGTCGTTTCGCAGATCGACAACAGCATCAACATCGCCGCCACCGGGCCGGTCAGGATCAGTGCGCAGCGTGCGGAGATCGCGGCCGAGGACTTCTCTGTCCGGAGCGAGAACGCCGAGATCGTTGCCACGCATCGTGACGGCGGGGGCGCTGGCGACGCGATCCTCAACATCTTCTCCTCGCAGGTCGTCAATATCTACGGTGGGGACGCTCCGGGGATCGACGCCGATGCTGTCGTGCGTCTCGGTCAGTACATCGACGGGGCGGCAGCCGCTCGCCAGACCAACCTCGTGGAGGCGCGCTCCGAGATCATTCAGCTTGGCAAGAAGGACGATGAGATTTCACCGGCATACAAGAAGACGGTTACCATCAACGTCTCGGCGGACGCCCTCGTCTTCTTGGAGTCTAACACGAAGGTACAGATCGACGCGCCGGACGTGGAGGTCAACGCGAGCAACAGCGCGAAGGTCATCTGCTCGGCCATCGAACTTGGGGTCGGGACGATGCAGCAGCTTGCGAACTATGCGTTGAAGGCCGCCTACGACGCTCACACGCACGGTGGCGTTCAGAGCGGTGGCAGCCTGACGGGAGCACCGACGACGCCGCTGTCGTCGAGCGAGTTCACCACTGATACGAAGGCGAGCTAGACGTGGCAGACGCATGTGCAGGGTGTCCGCAATTCATGAAGGAGGCCGTCCGGCGTCCGGTTGGGGATGCTCTGCAGAAGGTTCAGAACCTCAAGAAGATGACGAACATCATCAACGACGCGATCAGTGCCATCGTCGGCGACGCCGCCACGGACGTGGACGCCATCGTGACGGCCATGCCCGATCCGCCGGTCCTCGATTTGAGCTACATGGTCTCGATCCTGACGTGCCCCTTGCTCCCCTTCGCTGTCGCGGCGGACCTGACGATCCTCCAGAAGCTCGATCCCCGCGAACTGGCGAAGATGGTGCAGGGCCAGATGAAGGGGTACATCAAGACCCTCAACCGGAACTATCAGGGGGCGCTCAAGGAACTGGATAGCTGGCCGGTCATCAAGCTCTCACAGAACTTCTATCGGGACTTCAAGCGCCTCGGGTTCGACGCTGTGCTCATGGTCGAGGTGCAGGCAGTGACGGCGGCAATCGAGATCATCTGCCCCGACGAGTACGCGGAGGGACCCTACGAGACAT